CGTTCCAGAGTGCTTGCGCCCCGATGGCGTACTGCTTCGATTCGAGCGAGCTCCCGTCACCGAACGATCCGGCACCGACCGGCGGTACGCCCCGGTCGTAATCCACGTCGTCGTAGCGGGACAAGCCCTTGACCACGCCGAGTAACTGCTCAGGAGCGCCGCCCGATCCCGAACCGGAGCCGTCGTCGTCGAAGACGGTGATCTGTCCCTCGTGTTCGTCCGCGGTCCACACCCGGCCGAGGTCAGGGAACTCCCTCGACGTTGCAATCGCGGTCGTTCCGTCGCTGCCGTCGGTCGTCACGGTATCGCTCGCCGAGCCGTCGACGCTCTCGATCATGACCTCGACGTTCGTATCTCCCGGGACCGTTGACGCGACGTGGAGGAACTCGCTGCCCGACCCCGACGCGAGCTGGTCGAACTGATAGGGGCGGAACTTGTCGAACACGTACTGAAATTCGACGGTCACGAGCGCGTTGTCCGAGGCGTCGATCCCGACTGGCACCTCCTCGGGGTGACCTCCGTGAAAGTAGTGATTTTTCCGGGTCGCGCGTGCGGTCGCACTCGGCGTTGAGCCCGTCGGGTGCGCGGGCGCACCATCGCGGGCGTAGAACTTCGCGTGGACCGTGTTGTCCGCCCGGAGCGTCTCCTGGATCACCTGTAGCACCGAATGGGTGTCCGACAGTCGGCCGTCTGTCTGTCGGCTGGCTGCATCGGCGACCGGATCGATCGGATTGTCCGACGCATCGACGGGGAACCGTTCGAGCTCGTACTCGACGGTTAAGCTGTGCGATTCCTGGGCCTGGTTTTTGTCGATGTAGTCGACGTCGCCGAGGCCGCGTCGGTTGCGATTCTCCTTTTCGGATTCGGGTTCGGTCGTGGTCACGACCGACGAGAACAGTTTCCAGTCCGGGTCGGTCGGGGTCTGCGGGCGGCCGCGCGGGCCGAGCACTTCGCGGACCCAGTAGGTCTGTGTCGGTCGTACTGCGCTGTCGTTTGCCATGATTAGAGGTCTCCGGTATCGGTATCGTCGGTATCGCTTCTGTCGCTACTATCGCTGCTATCGCTGTCCTGTTCGTCCTCGGTCGGGTCGCCCCCGCCCGTCACGCTGCTCTCGTCGTCATCATCGACATCGTCATCGTCGCCGAACGCCGCGACGGCGTAGCCGTCGGACGAAATCATGTGCTCGATGACCGCGTCGCTCCCGCGAATGGTGCCGGTCGAGGCGACGTCGAACTCGCGGCGCTCGCCGTCGTACGTGACGACGAACTCGCTGGACGAGGGGTTGCCGTTGCTATCGGTCGCTGTAACTCGTGCTCGCATGATGTGATGCAGTTTGATGCACACTCCAAAATCCGAGCGCGTGAAAAGCGCGCCCGGCCAGACCCAGGCGGTCCCCGAAAGGATCATCCCGCCTGCGTCACCGCTGTGTTGTGCCTGCGAAGCGTCCGCCGGTCGATCGGCCGACGCGAAACAGAGAGTCTCGCGGGATGGATCGATACCCCGCAAGCCCCACTATGCCGTCGCGGTGGGGACGCGATCGCGCAGATACTGCGCGCGAAACTGTGTCCTGAAACTGGCAGGACCTCCGTCGGTATCCACGATGTCGTCGCCGGCACCGGGGCCGAGGTCGAACAGTTCGCCCGACCGCTGCGCGTCGGTCAGGATGGTCGCCGCGTGATCGGACAGGCTTTGGCGCACCTGTTTCGGATTCAGGTCCTCGCCGTTGGTGCCGACCCCCTCGCAGTCGTCACGGGTGCCGGCCACGGCGTCGACGAGGACATATCCCGAATACCGGATCATGCCCTTGCCGGTCCGCCCGTCGGTGCCGTAGTAGGGCGTGTCCCCGCCACCGAGGGGCGTCTCAGTCTTGCCCGTGAACGTAACCGCCGGGAGCTTCTGCGAGCGATCGTACCAGCCTGTTTGGAATTCTACATTCCCGTCCGACAATACTGTTTGGTCATAGTCCCAGTTGCTTTCGACCACCTGCAGGACGGTTAGCGTGGGATCGTCCATGCGTTAGGCTCCTTGCTCGCTGTCGACCGCCTGCACGCGGAGTCGCCCGTTGCCTTCGTCGAAGACATGGGCGGCCTCGTACACGACGCCGTTCTCGGCTTCGATCTCCGACGGGAACGGAAACTCGTCGTCACCGTCCGACACCGGCACCGCGTCGTCGATCAGGATCTCCGCGTCGGCGACCGTGGTTTCGCCGCTTGCGCGCGATACTTCTTGGGGGTCGTCGGGTAGTTCGACGCGTCCCGAGGCCTGATGGGGGCTGTCCGCCGAGAGCGTCGGCGACGAGTCGCCGTAGTCGTCGGCCGCCCCTTCGACGTAGTTCCGGACGGTGAGCGTTTCTTCGAGGTACTCGCTCAACACTCCGGAGTGCGAATCGATGATGTCGCCGGCCTTGGTCATGGTGAGAGGGTACGAGTCAGGTAGTTCAATCCGCGCGTTGGGCGGTGATCGAAGCTCTCAGATTCCCTGTATCCACGGCGACGAGTATCTTCGCCTCGCGCTCGACTTGGAGCGCGAGTTTCTCGACGAGTTCGTCGGCCGAGTTCGACTCGTCGTCGAGGCGATCGGCCTTCGCCATCGCGCGTTCGGCCGCCGGGCGGAGGTACGGCTGTGCCGCCATGCGGCTGGTTCCGAACTCGACATAAACGGCATACGGGACGTTCGTGCCGACCGTCCACGATACCGAGCCGCCGACCCATCGATCGCGATAGCCGTCGAACGTATCGAGGAGCGACGTCGCGCCGAGCAGCGATGCGCCGGCCATCACTCGATCCCCCGCACGTCGGGGACACTGAGTGACGCATTCGGTTTCTCGGTTTGAGCGAGTCTTCCGCTCGGATCCATCTGCTTTGCCCGCTGGAACATCGACAGCGCATCGTCCGTATCGAACGAGATCTGTGCCGATCCCTGTGTCACGCTCGACAGGGTCCCGCCGCCACCGTCTTTCGCGTAGGCGGCGGCGATGAGCGCGCCGGTGAGTTCGAGTCGCTCCGTCTCGCCGGAGTCCGCGTATGGCGCGAGGTCCTGGTTGACGATCGCTTCGGCCATCCGAATCTCGACGTCGTAGTCCGTCGACGAATCGCCGTCGAGAACCTCGCGGACGTCGTTCTCGTCGACACTGATGGGCATGGTGGGCTACTCCTCGTCAGGTTTCGCTCGCAGTATCGTCGGAGTGATACGGGCAACTCGTCGCCGGCCTATCACACGTCCCGCCGCTCGTGAGCGGCGCACCACACTTCTCGCCGTCGTCCGACGCCTCGCTGTCGTCGCTCACATCGACGATTCGATCGGGGAACGCCGCGAGTTCGGCGTCGGTCGCCTCGAAGGTCTCGCCCTCGGCGACGATCTCGCCGGCGGGGCCGCCCCGCGAGAGCGGTTTGGGGTGAGTCCAGCGATGGGGCATCTAGGCTCCCGTGTAGTGAACGATGCCGCTCTTGCTCGACTGCGTGGACTTGATGCGCGGGATCTGCATCCCGAGGGTTTTGTACCGCGTGACCAGACCGCCCTCGACGTCCCACGACATGTTCGTCGGACCTTGCCCGTTCGCGACGTCGACGACGTCGCGGCTCCGGATGACGAGCACGAGCTCGCCGGGGGAAAGCACCCCCGCGTGCCGGAGGTTTAGGAACGGGTAGTCCTGTTCGAGACGGGTGCGGATCGACATGTTGCCGTCGCCGCGCGGGTCGGCCTGCCGAAAGATCTCGCCGTGCTGGGCCGTCGCGTAGTACAGCCACGCGCCGAAGTCCTCGGGCATGTAGCCCTCGTTGTCGTTCGACCCCTGCTGTTCGACGTCGGCGAGCATCTCGTCGATGGTGTCTTGAACGTTCGTCGCTGTGCCGAAATCCCCCGTCGCCGTCCCGGTGATTCGTGAGGGATCGGTCGTATAGCCGCCGATCGACCACAGACCACCGTTCGCGCTGACGTCCCGGTTCCAGCCCTCGAAGACCTGATACTCCATGTCCTCCCGCAGCGCGCGCCCCGCTTTGCGGGCGTCTTCCGTCGGGAGGTCCTCGCCGAAGTTCTCCGAGTTCTGGATCTCGCGGGCCGAGATCTCGTAATCGAAGTGCGAGAACGGAAGGGGCACGCCGTCGCGGGTCTTGACCGTCGAGTCCTCGACCGAGCGGGCACGCCCGTCCATCGAGCGCGCGACGTCCTCGCGGTCGAAGTCGTTGGTCTCCTGATAGACCGAGATCAGCCGCGCGGGGGACGTGTCCGTTTCGAGACCGGCTTGGAGCAAGTCATCGAGCGCGGTGAGCTGCTCTTGGGTCTCGGGGACCGGCAAGGTGTCCCGGTCCTCCCACTCCTCGAAGTCGAGTGACTGTGCGTTGCCCGTTGCTCCGCCGGCGTTGGCCGTGAGGTCGGGCTGGGAGTAATACCCCTCCCAAAACGCCCGGTCGAGTGCCTCGAAGGCCTGTTTCTGCCGGTTGGCCGTCGCGCGGCCATGTCGGCGCTTCGCCTCGCTGTAGGCGTTCGCGCGGAGTTCCTTCTTTGCCAGTTCCCGATTCCGCCCGAACAGGGCGGCCGCCTTGTCCGGGCCGACGTCGGCGAACTCACCCTCGTCGGCCATCGTCCGTTGCACTTGATTGCTTACTGCCATGATTAGAGCACCTCCACTGAGATCCGCGCGCGCTCACCCGCTGCCGCACCGCTGTTGTCGACGTCTTCGAGCGCTTGGGCTTCTTCCGCACCCGCCACCGTGGCGAGTTTAAGCGAACCGTCGTCGTTGAACGCGAGCGGGTCGCCCACAGTTACCGTCGCCTCCGATGCCGTTGCCAAATCGCCGCCAGCCGCGAGCAGCGCGTTTTCTACGAGGTCGCCGGGCCGATAGATCCGGAACTCGATGTGATTGCCCGCATCGTAGACCTGATCGAGCATCGACCCGTCCTCACCCCGCGGTGGGACGCGCTGTTCGCGGGCGAATCGGGCCTGTGCGCCCGTCGGTTCGACCGTCGAAACGGGCTGGACGAGCGGGTCGCCGTCGGGGTTCAACCCCGTCCACTCGATCCCCATGCCGGGCGTGACGCTCGCACCCGACGCAACTTCGCCTTCGTCGTAGGGCGACTCGTGGTAGACGGTGCCCGTCACCTGTTCAGTCATCGCCGATCACCCCCGTGCCGAAGTCAGACGTGTCGACGTCCTCGCCTTGCGTGTTCGCCGTTGCCCGGTCGGCCGCCGAGCTCGATCCGGGCAGGCCCGGCGCACCCGTCTCGATCCGGTCTTCGATCCGGTCGAGCATCGACGGCGGGGTGTCCATGAGGTCGTCGTGGTCGTCGGCGTCGAACTCCGCGGAGTTCGCGACGATCCGATCAACCCGGTTCTGTTTGCTCGCCCGTTTCTGGTTGGCCGTGATCGCCTCGTCGATCACCTCGCCGAAGGTCTTCTCGCCCGCCGCGACCGCGTCGGGCACCGCATCGGCCGGGAGGGTCACGGTGTCGGTCGGTTCGTCCGGTTCGTCGCTCGTGTTGTCGGTGTCGCTCATATCAGTCTCGTCAGTCTCCTCGGCGGCGGCCTCCCCGTCGTCCGGGGTTTCGCTGTCAGCCTCGTCGTCGGCGTTGCCCACGATGTGCTCGTGGGTCGTTTCGAGACAGGTATCGCCCATGCCGTCGAGGGAGGATCGTTCGATGTTGCTGTTCGCCGTGATCTCGTCGATGAGATCGTCTCGGTCGGGTTCCATGTCAGAGCTCGTCGTTTCGTTCGCATCCGTGCCGGATTCCGCCGGCGTCGTCTCCTCACTGTTCTCGCTATCGTCGTCTTCGCCGTCCGTGCTGTTCTCGTCGTGTGCGTCCGGTTCGTTCGGTTCGTTCGCGGTGATCGGTGCCCATCCCGTGGCAGTATCACGCGACACCGCCGCCCCGAGATAGGCCAGGCCGCGCCGGACGAACCCCGCGTCGTCCGTCCCGGTCGCCGTTTCGTCGGCGTTCGATCCGTCGGGTTCTTGTCGGACGCGCAGGCGCTCGCGGTCGGCGTTCGCCGTTGCCCGCGAGCCGCCGTCGGGGGCGATCCCACAGTCCGGAAGTGTACAGACGCCGCTCGACTCGGGAAGGAGGGCGATCGAGTCGGGCCGGAGGTTTCCCTCGACGCGCTCGCGGTACGCGCCGTCGTAGACGCCCGCGGGGAGCGAATCGGCGAAGTATTGCGAAGAGACGTCGATCCCCGCGCCGTCTTCGAGCGCGGCGAGGAGTGCTTCGCCGCCGTCGCCGAGTGCTTCGGCCCGATCGGCGTCGATCCGCAGGTCCGGCGTGACTCGCCCCTGCTCGTCGAGCGTCGGGTTCGTCGCCTCGCCGGTCGCGATCGCTTCGCCTTGATCGGTGTTCGCCGAGACGATCCGGCCCGCGTCGTCGGTCGGATGCGAAAGCGTCAGCGGGACCGACCACTCGTCCGTCGAGGCCGCGACGTGCGATTGGGGGACGTACCCGCCGGCGAGTTCCTGCGCACGGAGCACGGGGACGTTTTCGATCTCGAAGTAGCGAGTGCCGTCTTCGACGGTCTCGTGGGCGTTGCTACTCTCGACGCTGTTGGTGACTAAAGTTGCCATGTGCAGTGGTTCGAGTTAGGCCGCGGTGCCCGCTTTCTGCCGGGCGTTCGCACCGAGCGTCAACTGCTTCGTGTCGCCGACGACCGGCAGCCACGCGCACCGGCACAGGCTATGCACAGGTATCAACCCTCTTGCATCTTTGAGGGTGTAGACATCGCCGTTGAGCCCCGCGCAGATGGGACAGACGCGGCTATCGCCCGCCGTCTGAAATTCGGCCTCGCCTGCAACTTTCTCGACGCCGAGCTCCTCGTATCGGTTTAGCGTTGCATCCGCATGCGATCGGATGACTTCGGTCCGGGCCAGCGTGGTCGCCCGGGTCTTGCCGATCTTGTCAACCCGGTCGCTGATTCGTCGGGCGATCTTTGTCGGATTCTCGCCCTGGGCCAGCCCATCCGCGAGTTCGCGGCTGATCTGCTGATTCGTCGCTTCTGCGACCCCCTCCCACTCGGTGAACGTCCGGGTGTAGAGCGTCTGTAGTTGCTCTTGATGGATCGGTCGGTTGAATGCCTCTTGGATGTCGCGTTCAGGGAGTTCGGCACCTTGCTCGCGGAGTTTTGCATCCGCATGCTTGACCCCGCGGCCGTAGGCCGATCGGATATAACTATTGTCGTTTCGCGTGAACACGTCGACCCGACCGCGACGTTCCTGGTCGCGGAGCCAGTTACGGAACGCTTCGACCTTCCGATCGTCGGTCTCGAAAGAGAGGTCGTGGACCGGGTTGGGCGGGCGGTTTGCAACGAGCGAATTGCGGATGCCGAGTTTGTCTTTTTGGACGATGTCTTCGCGAGCTTGGCTATTGATGCGCGCGAAGACTCCGCGAAGACGCTGGCCGAACTCTTTCCGGAGGGTTTTCGTTCGGCTCGGATCGGCGGCGGTGCTCATTCATCGGTGCCGTTGCTTTCGGAGCCACCATCCGGAACGGCGGGCTGTTGCGGCGAGGGCGGGGTCCCGGCCATCCGCTCGCGTTCGGCTTCGATGTCCATCGGCTCCGGCTCGAAGTCGTCGCGCTCGGGAAACTCGCCCGTTTCGACGACCGTCTCGGCACGTTCACCCGACAGCTCAGGCACCGCCATCTGCAACCGCTTGACCATCTGCGCCCGAGTGTTTCGAATGTTTGCAACGTCGGCTTCCGAGAGTTCGGTGAGATCCGGCCAGTTGACACGATAATCCGGGCCGATGCTGTCCTGTTGGCCCTCGGGTGCAGGGAGCAACCCTAACATGATGAGTCGATCGAGCGTCTCACGAACGAGGTGAGGGGTTGCATAATCAGTGCGGCGTTCGCCGATCTCGCCGAAGTAATCGCGCTCGTTCTGTTCGGCGGCGGCGAGTTCGCCGGCCGCCGACCCATCGAGGAGTTGTTTTGGGATGTTCGTCGCCGCCGAGAATGCCCGGAGTTCGGCGTCAATGACACCCGACGGGTCGACCACTTCGGGCGGACTGATTTGCTCGACCTCGCCGCCGGTGGTCCGAATCCACGGCTGCCGGTTGTGATACCAGTTCTGGAGTTCGTCGTCGTTGTCGCTGACGGTCGACGGGTCGACTTCATCCGGATCGAAGTTGACGTGGATGTCTTGCTTCGCGCCGGAATAGGCGAGTTCGGCCGCCGCGCCGAGTGTTTTTTCGATGTCGTAGACGGTGTTGAGGACTACCTCGATTCGCGGCCGGGCATGGGTCTCGTCGTCGTCAAGCGGCCGCGCGGGGATGTCGATCACCCGGCTATGGTGGACTTTCATCACATCCTCCGTCCCCGGCTGTGAATCCTCGTTCACCGGGTCTTCGCGAAGGTCGATGTGATATATTTCGGGGCTGCCCCACCGATCGGAACCGGGGCCGCCGTAGTCGATGTCATCGATCGATACCGCCGAGTAGACCCGGAAGCCACGCAGCGCGTCGAGTCCCATACCCGCGCTTTCCCCGTCCGTGTCACCTGATCCGCCGAATGAGGGGACGTCCGCGAAATCACTCGGCTCGTCAGTATCCGCGAGGTCGAGCACGAGAAGTCCATGCGTCCCGATACCCGACATCCGGTCCGCGCGACTGGCGTAGCTCCAGAGATCGTGTTTAGAGTCAAGCGCACGGACACGGCGCTCGAACTCGGTGAGGTTCTCTTCGTCGATGCTCTCCTTTTCCTTGTCGTGAGTTCCATCGATGACCGCTGGCGGGTCGCGCCACGTCGTCGCCGGCTTCTGGGCGACCGCGGCGTAGGCATAGGGGTTCCGAAGATAGAGCCCGTAGTATTCGTCGGCGGTCGGGGTTTTTTCCCACCCGAACACGTCGTAACGATCGCGGTCAGCGTAGCCCGAATGACCCAGAGCGGCAGCGAGGCCCAAACGGAGGCCCGTTGAGAAGTCGCCGTTGCCGCGGTCGGCGTTCGTTGTCGGCTGTTCGTCGCTCATTTATTGAAAGGGGAAGGCGTCTGCTCTTTGTTCGTCGCGGTCAACGTACCGATCACCCATAATGGCGTACCGCGTCACGTCGAGACAGTGGTCCTCGGCACGCGAAGTCCCGACGTCTTCTTCCTTGTAGGACTGAAACTCCTGAATCAGCTCGGTCAGCTCGTCGACGACGATCAAGCCCGGTCGACCCTCATCATCAGTTTCGAGAACAGCCTGAACCTCTTGGATGCCCTCGTCGATGTCCTTGGTCGCCTTCTCGGCAGGGTAGCCAGCCCGTCGAAACTTGTCGATATGCTCGGGGTCGTGGTCGCAGTAGATCGGCCCCGCGGGCTTGTCGTTGTTCCGTAGCCACGCGATGGCGTGCTCGACGGGCTTGCCTGCGACGTGGTACATGTCCCACGCGACGTACTGATCGGCGTGGGTCTTGCCGTATTCGATGACGACGCGGGGGTCCTGCCAGCCGTAGTCGTACCCGTATAGCCGCACGTCGTCGCGGATCTCCACCGCTTCGCGTGGTTCGACGTGCGTGGTCCGCGAGAACTGGTCGTAGACCAACCCCTCGGCGGCGGCGAACCCACCGTGGAGACCCTGTTCTTCGCGCGGCGTGCCCTCGAACTGGCGTTTGATCTTTTCGAGGCCGTCCGACGGGAGGAGCGTGTTGTGCTCGGTGCTCGCCACCACCACTTCGAGACGGTCGCGCCACGGCAGCGGTTCCTCGCCACCGTCGCCGTCGGGCTGGACCTGTCGCTCGGTGACGTCGTAGTATTGATTGAAGCCGTTGCCCGTGGACGTCCACAGCGTCGTGTTCGGGCCAACGGCCGTCCGCTGGCGCGTGGTGAGCATCCGATGGAGGTCGTAGAGGTCGGTCTGAGGCGGGTAGTGCCCGATTTCGTCACACCAAATCCTGCAAAACTCCCCGCCCGCGAATCGCGACCACTTGTCCGCACCACCGAGCCACGCGACGTGGCCCGTGATGTAAACGAGTGTCTTGTCGTTTTGATTGTAGTCCGCGACGATCGGCGAGTTCTCCGGGTCGCCGTCCTTGTAGGGGTTCGTTCGATCGCCCGGTAGCGTTTTGAAAAAGACCGAGTAGGTGGTGGATTTGCCCTTCTCGAAGTCCTGAGCCATCACCAACGATTCGCCGACGCCCTCGCCGTCGGCCATCGCGCCGCGATGGATCCACTGCGCTCCGCACCGGGATTTGCCGCCGCCGTAGCCGATCCGGAGGGCGACGACGTCGACGTCGCCCGTTTCGAGGCGGTCGCGGACGTGGGCCTGGTAGTCCGTCCACTGATAGTTGACGGTCGTGGTGGTGCTCATTCGTCTTTGCCCCACGGTGTCTCGTGGATCTCCTCGTCGAACGTGACCGAAACCGGGCCGCCACCTTCGCCGGTTACTTCGCGCTGCTCGGTTTTCTTATAGTCGTATGACGAAGCCAACATGAACTTCTCGAACGACGCATCGCCGCCCTCTCGTCGGGCGTTTTCGATGCACTGAGACTCGCCGTCCGCGCGTGCCTGCGCGAAGCTGTGGAAGAAACTTGCTATCCGACCATCCTCGTCGGTGAACGTGTGGCCCTGTTCCAGCCAGTTGCCGATCGTCCCCTCGGCCACGCCAGCAGCACGCTCACAACCGCGCTTGCTCTTCCCCTCGCGGGCCGCCTCGATCCCGTCCTGTGCTCGGTCGTCGTTGAACTTCGTCGGTTGCCCCTGCGTGTCGCCGTTGATGTCCGAGTGGATGCCGCACTTCCCATCGGCGTATTTCACCGGATTGTCGCAGAGCTTCCCGTTGCCCTGTTCGACGCCGCACTCGTCATCACTCATGATAGAACTCCGGTGGTATCAAAGAAGCCCGCCCTCGAGACGTCGAACCCGGCCGTCGGCCTGGCCGAGCGGGCACTCGAGTACTGCCCGACACCACAACCGCGGCCTCACCAATCCTGCCCGACGACGTAATGGGTGTAGATGTCGCTGATGTCCTGAGGCTTCGCGACGATGACGCAGATGTCGCCGTCCAGAATCCCATGTTTGGCGCGAATCTCCCCCGAACGAGTCCCCGCCGAGGCCCCGACGCCGGACTCTCTAGTCTGATCGTACGCGATCTGATAGCCGCCGGGGTTGGTGGCTACGTCCGTGACCGTGCCGTCGACCGCCGGAAACTGGTCGACCGCGGTCGACATCTCGACAGCCGAGTTGGCAGGGCTTTGTGATTCCGGCGTAGCGAAGTCGGCGTCGGTCAATTGCGCACCGGTGTCGTCGCGGACGTTCGCCGGGTCGCAGGCGATGGCGACGGCCGTGGCAGCCCCGGCGGTCAGGTCGATATTGCGTAGCTCGACCGAGACGTTGTGATCGCGGGGGGCGACGCGAAGCGCGAACAGCGCCTCCCAGTCGCCCGTCTGGTCGGGAGTGAACGGTCCGGCCTCCGCGCCCTTCGCGCGGACGACGGAATCGACATCCCCCAAGGTCGTAAAACTCAGCGAGCCCGCGTGGACTTCCAGATCTGTTGTGCTCGCGTCGGTCTCGACCTCGATTACGGTATGGCCGTTGCCGGCAATCGGACCGCGGCCACCCAGTCCCGTGTTCGCGTCGGTCGGTTCGGCCGACATCGTCGCAATCTCCTTGTTGATCTGGCCGGAACGGTCGTTCGTCCAGGTCTCACCCCACTTTTCTTCGCCAACGTTGTACCAACTATAATCTAATACCAGTCTCTGAAACGTCGTCAGCGCGCGGATGACGTCGACCGATTGCTTGTCGCTAATGACTGAGCCCTGTCGGCGCTCGTAGACGTCGACCTCGTTGACGTCGTGGTCGCCGCGCTGTTCGAGAAAGTAGCCGTCGGCGAGGTCGCCGTCGGGGCTCGTATCCAGTCCGAGCGTCACGCGGTCGTCGCCGGATAGCTCTTGGTTGACCGCTGCCGACCACGACACTTCGCTGACGAAGTTGACCGTGTACCTAAATCGCTCGGCGGTTTTGAACAACAGCGTATCGCTCGCGTCGGGCTGGAGGACGAACACGTCCTCGTCGCCGCTTCGCTGGTCATCGAAGTGCGCGTAGGCGTCGATGTCTTCGTACTGCAATAGTTCGCGAGACCCGTTGCGGTAGAGGCGATACCGCTCAGGATTGTATCGGTAGTGGGCGGCGAGGTCAGCATTGTTCTGGGTCGTTCTCGCCAGTTGGTTGCCGAACGCGTCCTGCCAGTCGATGATTGGGTTCATCGTGGATCGTAAATCAAGGATCTCACTCGGGGATCACTTTGAACTTGAGACACTTCGTGCCGCTTCGAGTCGATTGGTTGGTTTTCTCGATCTCGCCGCCGACCACTACGTTGCGACCGTTCTCCGAGGACGCAACCAGATCGAAGTCCGCGTAGTCGTACCCCAGCGGGAGGGATTCGGGGTCGGGGAGTTCGGAACGATCGACGTACACGTTCGCGTAGGGATTGGACTTGTCCGTGTGATCGAAGCCGACCAACTCATCACAGTCGTCCCGAGCGTCGATCACCTCTACATCGTCGTCCTGAACGAAGATCGAAACGTGTGTGAGATTGATTCTATCGTGACTCATGCTAAACGAACGGAGCGACGATCGGCGAGTTCTCGGGGTCGCCGTCCTTGTAGGGGTTCGTTCGCTCGCCCGGCAGGGTTTTGAAAGAGACCGACTAGTCCAAAGCACCGGTCAGTTGGCTTGGCTGAGTGGGCACCGCGCCGCTTCGGCGTTGTTCACACGATCCACATGCCGTGATAGACAGTGCCCTTCCCGCGCCACGCAATTTGTCCGTCTGAAAACTCTGTGTCATTGTGCATGAGAGAGCTTAAAGAGTTTCCATCCTC